CAACAGCTGCGGACTTAAACGAAACTTCATTAGAACAAGCAATGATCGACATCGCTGCTCTTACTGATGAAAGAGGTTTAAAGATCGCTGCTAAAGCTGTGAAGATGATCATTCCATCTGCTCTTCAGTTTACTGCAGACAGATTAATGAACTCTGCACAAAGAGTTGGAACTGCTGATAATGATATAAACGCAATCAGAAACATGGGTATGATCCCAGGTGGATACTCAGTTAATCACTATTTAACTGACACAGATGCGTTCTACATCACTACAGACGTACCAAACGGAATGAAGCATATGGAAAGAGCTCCATTAACTACAAAAATGGAAGGCGATTTCGATACTGGAAACGTAAGATACAAAGCTAGAGAAAGATACGTATTTGGCGTATCAGACCCTAGAGGTATTTTTGCATCACCAGGTGCGTAATAATAAATTTGAGGCGGGACACAATCCCGCCTCATTTCAATAATAGAAAGGAAAAATGCACCCTAAAAACTTTAGAATCCAAATATATGCTTATCAACTATACGCAGATTTTGTGGTAAATAGTATTGATAGTCCATTAGATATCGAAAACGCAATTGTTGACAAATTGGGAAAAGGTGATATAAAATGGGAGTCTCTTGGAGAAATGCATGACCCAAGAGTCAAAAGAATAACCTATGAGGAGGTTATAGATGCAAGAACATCTGAACGACCTTTACACAAAGAAGAAGGGTCTGGATCTAGAGTGGGAACAGGAGCATCTTAAAGAGGGTAGATATACTCTCAATATGGTTAAGATTGACAGAAAAGTCAGAGAAGTAATTAGCCATATAAAACTTGCAGAAGCTAGAAAAGCACATCTGCAAAATAAGATAGAAGGCTCTGAACCACAAGTTTCTGTAGCTACTTAATAAAAAGCTACATCGTTGAATAAATTCAATTCACATTACAGGCTCTCTTGCGCTCTACTCAAATCTAGTATATAAATTAATCACTATACAATTAATAAGAATACTGACGCGTATAGTCGACGGCCTAGAGACAGTATTCGTTTTTACTAGGAGGATAATTATGGCACAAACTACATTTTCAGGTCCAGTACTTGAAGGAAAAGAAGGTGTAAACATTGAAACTAAAACTTCAAATTACACTGTAACAACTGCTGACTCAGGAAAAACTTTTGTAAGTTCTACTGATGGAGTTGTTTTCACACTACCGGCAATCGCAGTTGGTTACTCGTTTAAATTTGTAAACAATGCACCTGATGGAGCAAATGCGCTAACACTTAGCCCAAATGCTTCTGATGGAATTACTTATGCTGGTTCTTCAACAGACAACAAAGACTTGATCAATACAAAAGCTACTTCTAGACAAGGTGACTATGTTGTAATTGCATCTTTAGATGGAACTACTGCATGGCAAGTTACTGAAGTCAGAGGAACTTTTGCTAAAGAAGCTTAATAAATAATTTAGTGTGGGGCTTCGGCCCCACATAAATTTAACGGAGATTAAAATATGAAATCAGATGTAAAAGCAGTAAGAGTTACAGG